AGCAACTAATGAACCATATCAAGACGATTAAACGTTTTGTCGCTGGAAGTGTTAAGTTCTTCGACATCTATGAATGCACTGTAGATGAAGTTGATACTTACACTTCTAGTACTGGCAAATCTATGGGTAAGGTATCCATTGAAGGTAAAGAGTATAATGGTCTCCACAACAAATGGGTCTTTGAATATCTCTGTGCCAACGAAGGACAGCCATCTTTTGTAGTCTTCTGGAAAGCCCCTAAAGGTGATCCTATGGTAGCCTACGTTAAAGAGATCTGGCAGAATCACATTGATGGTACTCCACAAGAGACTGTCTATCTAGCAGATGATGCTGAAGCACATAAACAAGAAGGTGACTCTTTCCTGTATATGTGGGTTAACAAAGATACCGATAAGAAGTACATTGGTAAACACAGAGGTAAACCTGATGATGGGTATGTTTGTTCGTCTGATCAAGAAATGCTTGAGTTAGAAACTATAATGCTTCTGCAGTTAAAGACTCGTATGAGTCCACTGTACTATAACCTTTCAAATAATCTTAGATAAGGATAATTGATATGGCAAAATCACATGCTGTTAAACATGACTTCACTATTAAATTAGGTGGTCAAAACTATGAGATTCAAATTAGCCCTAGCACTAACTATGGTTGGTTTGAGCATAATGAACTTGGTGACGAATCAGGTGGAGGTCTCTGGTTTGATCGTGGAATGTTCCTGATTGACTATGATGGTGTATATGAATTACCCTCAGAAGTTAAAGATAGTCTAATCAGGTTTGGTTATATTGATCCACTGGAGGTAGAGCAATGGTAATGATTGAAGTAGACTTTGAATGCGAATGTAATATTGTTTCTCAAAGTATAAGAAATACTTACAATGAAATGTGTGACGCTAAACTAAGTAGCAACCTATTTAGTTTAGATGAATGCGAAAACAAAAATAAAGTAAAGAAATTTAAAAAGGCTTTAAAGATGGTATACGAACACTATAGCATTGATAAACTTGATTAAAATCAACACAACCACAGTCGGTACCTTATAGATACACACGGAGAACCTATGAAAAAGTATGTTGTAACTTGCTGTTTTGAAATCAACTATGAACCTGAAACAATGGCTGATATTGATACTATCATCCGAGAGATGGTCAGGGAAGATTACCTTGACATCTACAATGGTGAAATGTTTTATATAGTAGAAGCAGAGGAAATCAATGACTAAAGAAGCATTGAAGCTGGCGCTGGAGGCGTTGGAATACCACACAGCACAGACACGCCCTATAGAGCAAACTAATGAAGCCATCACCGCCATAAAAGAAGCCTTAGCCAACGAAGCCCTCGAAAAGATGGCAGAGAACGCCAGAGAATTGGGGCGGGACTATGAGCCAGCACAAAAGCCTTGTGGTAATTGCAAAGGTTCTGGTTGGGTTACTCGTGACCCTGACATTGGCACAGACCAAGAATGCTTTGTTTGCGGTGGTTCTGGTGCGTACCCTAAAGAGCCAGAACAAGAGCCTGTAGCTTGGATGAACCAATTAGATGAAAACTTTTTTTCTAAACAAAAGGATACATTTACATATTCAATTCCTCTCTACACAGGACCACAGCGCACATGGGTTGGGCTGACGGATGAGGACTTTTTGGAAGCCTGTCAGATTGCAGAGCGAGGCAACTATCTTGTGGCATTTCAGCGCATACAAGCCAAACTCAAGGAAAAGAACACATGAACAGAGATAAAGCGTATACACTGTATACAACAGCTGAAGAATGTAATGAAGTTTCTCAGAACATTATGAAGGTACTGAGGTTTGGTCTTGATACAATTTATCCCAAAGATGGTAAAGAAAGTAATCGAGATAAACTTGAGGAAGAAATGGGTCAATTAATGTTTTGTCTTAATCACTTGATATCCGATCTGGATTTAAGTGAAGACAATATCATGAATGCCTATAACGAGAAAGCTAATACATGGTTAAAATGGAAAGCCTATTATGTTAATTGATACAGCACAAGAGGGTGTAGTACGAGTTACTATTGACTTCTTTACCCCACTAACAGATGAGCTTGAGTATAAGCTACACTATATTCTAGATAGTATAGCTGAACTTGAATATGACTATGACAGAGAGGTAGAACTTGAAATCGCAAAGTGACTGGGATCTGTTCTATATGCGTATTGCTAACCTGATTTCTCAGCAATCATACGCAGAAGATCGTAAAGTAGGTGCTATCATTGTCAAAGATGATAACATCATTTCATTCTCATACAACGGTACACCACGAGGAACTAACAATGATACCCAAGTATACGAGGTTCTCCATGCAGAAACTCAGGCAATTGCCAAGGTTTCCCGTTCTAATCAATCTACTCTGGGTGCTACTCTGTATAGCACTCTTTCCCCTTGTATTGATTGCGCTAAGCTTATATACGCTGTTGGGATTCATCGAGTGGTTTTTAGAGACAATTATAAATGCTCTAGAGGGACTGAGTTCTTAACTAATCAAGGTGTTATAATTAATAACACACAACTACATGAAGCATTCATTGATCCAATGTTGCTGATTAACACAGGACTATATAATAATGACTGAAACAACAGCATTACTTGCTATTAGTTTAGTAGCTTTAGGTGCGTATAACTGGCACCTCCATACAATCATTCAAGGGCTTAACGATCAAATTGATAACTTCCTTGAGATGGTCATGGAGATGGCTAAAGAACTACAAGAACTTGGGTCACCTAATGCAAAGGTAGTTGATGACAAAATCAAAGAAAACCTATGATAGACCTAAGAATATCCGTGTGACAGTAGCTTGTCTACCTGATGCTGAAAAAGATGTAAGGCAAATGTTCTTCGATTGCCTTAATGATTACAGCAAACGTTTCAAGGTACCTATCACGGATAAAAAGTTTGTAGTGCATATCTGCTTAATTGAATATGAAGAAAACTGTAATGAACAAGGATTAACCATATACAATGATGTAGATAGACGTATTCTTATTCAGTTAAGAGACCCACTACTAAACGAATGGGGTCCAAACCACTATGTCATGGATAAGTTTATTAACATTCTTGCCCATGAAATTGTACATGCATGTCAGTACCTATGCAATCGTAAGATACCTAAGTTTAATAAACTAAGTTACGATAAAAAAGATTTAAGAGAGCAATACTTCTTTGATCCCTCAGAAATGGAGGCTCGAATGTTAGAGGCTCCATACACATCATTCTACGGGGGTATTCTTAATGAATAAAGAAGATATTATTCGCATGGCACAAGAGGCACAAATGCCTTTTTATTGGCGCACTGGTGAAATTACTTATCTAGACAAGCTTGAACGCTTTGCCGCCCTTGTCGCTTCTGCCGAGCGTGAGGCGTGTGAAGCCCTGCATGACCACGAAGATGTGCAAGCGCCTGTTGGCAACAGTTCATGGGGTGAGGCGTATCAAGAAGGTTGGGGTCAAGGTACAGCCGCATATCGTGATGCCATCCAAGCGAGGGAACAAGCATGAACAGAGAAGACATCATTAGTAAAGCTAAACAAGAAGATGAGATTGAACTAATTGACTTTGTTAAGCTAGCTATACTAGAAGAACGTGCAGCATGTTTAAAAGCAGTTGAACATTCATTAACACATCACTTTATTTGGTATCCTAAAGGCTATTCAATTAATGCTAACAAAATAAGTGATATCTACAAACACCAACATGATCGTTGTGTTGATGCTATTAAAGCAAGAGGACAAGTATAATGTTTAAAATGACTTGTAGTTATTGTAGTGAAATGTATTATATAGGTGAAGGATGTGAATGTTGGAAACAAAACGTTAAGACATATGCCTTTCATAAAACACCTTTACCTGTTGGTTATTGGATACTATATGCAGAAGTCACACCAAGTGTATCGTTTTCTATGTATCACAAACCTACAGATGAACAAATTAAAAACACTGAGAAACTACTTGGTTGGACATGGAGAGATGCATGACTGATGATATATTTCTTGGTTCATATGAAATGTGGGTAATCACTTGCCCAAAGCATGGTGAACATAAACATGTAATTTATAGTAGCATTAAAGGTTATGAAGGTCAGTGGTGTCAACTCTGTTGGATTGAAATGCTTGGTGATCCTTTACCAGCAGTGTTAAAGAATGTACCTTATGAGGACAATAATGAATAAACTACGTCTATGTGTAGACATTGAGACTAATGGTTTCATTCCAGATGTAAATAAGATTTGGTGTCTTGTTGCTGTTGATTCAGACAACGGAAATGTTTACTCATTCTCAGACTATGACGATGAGCTACCAAGCTTATCTGAAGGTCTTGACTTCATATCCAAGGCTGATATTGTCTTTGGTCATAACATTATTGGCTATGACTTAGTAGTACTAGACTATATACTTGGATTCAAACTACCTGAGACAGTTAAGGTAGTAGACACATGGATCTTATCCCAACTAAACCAGTATAAGCGTGAGCATAAACATGGTCTAGAGGGATGGGGTGCTAAACTAAACTATCCTAAGCTTGACTTCACTGAGTTTAATAACTACAGTAAAGAAATGCTTACATACTGTATCCGAGATGTTGAACTCAATGTTAAGGTATACAAGGTACTCGCTGAAGAAGCTACTAACTTGATTCGTAAATACCCATTGTACAAAAAAGGTATTGAGGTTGAGACTGAGTTTGCTAAAATCGAAGCTGACATCAGAGCTAAAGGCTGGATGTTTGATATGGCTAAAGCTCAGACACTGCTAACAGAGATTAACAACAAGTTAGATGCTATTGAGATGGTACTTGAACCTAAGATCGGAATGAGGTGTATCAAGACAGATGGAAAAGACGAATTCAAAGAACCCGCATGGCGAAAAGACGGGTGCTATACAGTCGCCACTGTTAAACACTTTAATCTACCGCAAGAGTCGGGAAGAACTGAAAGACCTATTGAAGGAGCCTACTGTAGAATCTCCTTTGAACAAGGTAAAGTCGGATCAATCGAAGTCGTAAAGGACTGGTTGTATTCTATTGGATGGGTACCTGACGAATGGAACGTAGAGAAAATCAATGGTAAGTTTGTTAACAAGTCACCTAAGATTACCGAATCTTCTCTTGAGAAGCTTGGTCCTGATGCTATGCTTGTCAGTGAATACTATACTATTAGGAGCCGTAAAGGTATTCTTGAGGGTTGGATCAATGAAGTTAGAAACAGTAAAGACAATCGTTTACATGGTCGCATGTGGACTATTGGTACACCTACTTTTAGGTGTCGCCATGAAGTTGTTGCTAATCTCCCTTCTGTTGAC